GCCAGAAGGATTCACTTATCCAGAAGGCTCTGCTAATGTAAAATATCCTTCGCAACCAGTTCACGATAGTGGAGATATTCCTGTTACTGGATTTGATAATGGTTCCGATGAATATGATACAACTTCTGATGATAATCCATTAATTACATTTGGTAAACATAACGGCAAGCGTTTTAGTGATATTCCATTAGATTATATCCAATGGTTATCTAACAATGCACAAAAAGCAGATATTAAAGAAGCGGCTAAGAAATGGGTAGAAACTCATGGTAATGCAGGTTCTGAGGATGCTCCATGGTAATCTCAATGGAGGTAGCTAAGGAGCTAGGTGCCGTATCTGCTATCTTTCATGGTTATATACATGAGAAATCAAAAAAAGGGATTATGGTGAAAGGAGTCCTAGTGGCTCCTATTTCCCATAAAGAATTACTAGCTCTTGGCATTATTAGAAAAAGTGCTATTATTAGCCATTTAAGAGACTTGATTGAACATGGCTATATAGTAATGACTTCAAAAACTAATACGCCTGATGATAAGGTTCCATTTGTAAAATTACAAACATCAAAAGGTTATTTGTATATGGGGACCACAGATAAGGTTAAATTATAGACTACTCTATATAATTAAGAAAATATAATATATGCTATAAAGGAGAGTGATATATTGACATATGCTGGTAAACTACAAAAGGTTGTTACACTGTATCTCAAAAAATGCTCAGATAAACCTGCTTTTACAAGAGGAAAGCCAAGCCAAGACTATTGGCGTATAAGAGGATACTTTTTTAAACAAGACCCTGATATTGTTAATATAGTATATGACTTTCTTTTAGAAATGCCTAATCGAGATATAGTTCCTCCGTGGACTATCATAGATAGGGCAAAAGCATACCAAACAGAATTAAGATGGAAAGAAACTAAGGAGGAAAACATAAAGAAACATGAGGTAGTCAACCCTTATTCATTTGACAGTTTAATGAATTTATAGGAGTTGATATTTATGAATAACAAACAAGAGATTTTAAAACGCTTGACATCTATTATTGATTATGCTACACTATCTAAGAAACAAAACGACCTTGGTAAAGGTGTTTATGTAGCAATCATTAAAGATTTATGCGTTGAAATTGAAGAGCTGTTAGGAGTAAAAGAAGATTGAGTGTAGAAAACCTGTTAAAAACAAAAATAGACATAGTAGAATATATCGGAAGAACAACAGAATTAAGACCTAAAGGCTCTCTATTTGAAGGTAAGTGCCCAATTCATGGAAGTGATGAGGGCACACCTTTAGTAGTATATCCTCAGACAAATAGTTATTTTTGCTTTGCTTGCGAAAGTGGTGGAGATATTATACAATTTGTTAGTGACTATGAGGATGTATCTCGCACAGTAGCCATAAAAAAATTAGCACAAGAGTGCAATATTAATTTAGACTCTGATGAAAATTGGAATAAATCTGTTAAGGTAGAAGAGGACTGTAAGCGTATTATCGAACGGTCTGTAAAACAATTACCTAAAATTCATGAGTATCTAAAAAAGCGTGGGTTTACAGATGAAACAATAAATGATTTTAGATTGGGTTTTGATTCAGACTGTCTTGTAATTCCTATCTATAATGAATATGGTCAGCCTGTTGCTATAGCTAAAAGGCAATTTGACCGTAGTCCTAAATACATCAATACACGAAATAATATAATGTATGATAAATCTGCTTTGTTGTATAACTTAGATAAAGTTATTAAACAAAAGAAAAAAGATACATTATATCTTGTTGAAGGATATATGGACGCTATTAGTGGACATCAAATGGGTTTATCAACAGTTGCATATTGTGGTAATGAGGTACATAGAGACCAGTTACGTACATTGCAACGGACATTAAGAAAAATTCCAACTATTGTATATTGTCCAGATAATGATATAGAAGGTATTAAACGTGTCCCTCGTGTACGTGATTATTTCAAAGAAATTCTACCACGTGCTACGGTTAGGGTGTTAGAACTACCAGATGGTATTAAGGACTTAAATGATGCATTGCTAGCTGGTATCGATATAAATACGTTACCAAAAATACATATTGATAAATATGTATTATGGTTTATGCTAGATAGTTGCAAGTCTTCTGAAGAGGAGTATGACGTAGCTCATAACTTCTTAAAGACTGTAAGTAATCCTTTATTTAAGGCTGATATAATTAAAAAGCTATGTGAGCGTTGGCAACGAGAGTTCTCTGAATTAAAGGACTTCTTTGAAAATTATCAAGAAGATACTGATGAACTTGTTCAAAATGCGGCAACTACGCAAGAGTCTATTGACGACTTAAAAAATTTATACCTTCGAGGTGAATATAAAACACATTTCAAGTGCTTAGATAACTGTATCGGCGGTATGGTAAAATCACATGTAATGATTGTTGGGGCGTATTCTTCATCTGGTAAGACAGACTGGCTTATTGAGTATATTTTGCGACAAGTAGTAGCTAATAAAGCACGGACTATTTTCTTTTCTTTGGAAATGTCTAAAGGTAAAGTAATGGAACGAATTATAGCAAAGATTTTGCAAATTCCTCTAAGAGATGTGCGTGACCTTGTGTTAAATGGCGACCAACGGATAGCTCAAGTTGAAACTAAATTAGCTGAACGTCTAGTTATCTATGATGATAATGGATTATCTATAGACGACATAAAGGCTCGCATTATTGCTTGTAATCGTAAGAACACATTAGGTGGTCCTGTAGATATTGTAGCTGTAGATTACTTCACATATCTCAAAGGTGCTAGTACATATGAGGGTGCTTCTGAGCAAGCTCTTAAAATGAAAGGCATTGCTAAGGAACTAAACATTATTTTTGTTATGCTGAGTCAATTAAATCGTGGTGCAAACACATATAATGAACCTACAATGGATTTACTTCGTATGACTGGCGATATTGAAGCTAGTGGTGATGTTATCATAATGTTATGGAGACCAGAAAAAGAACCAGGTCTCTCTCTGCAAAAACAAGAGGAATTAAAAAATATTACTCGTATGAAAGTAGAAAAGGCACGTGATGGTATATATGGACCAATGCGTATGGAATTAAAATATAACTCTAATACATCAAGATTAGAAGAAATCGCTTGACAACAATAAACTACTATGGTATAATACAAACAAGAGGTGATAACAATGACAGTCGGACAATTAATTAAAATTTTAGAAAAATACCCTAAAAATAAAGTAGTTCAAGTTGGGGCTACATATGCTTGGGAATATGCACAAGGTAACATTACTGATATCGAAGACGATAGACCTAGGTATGAAGACTCAAATAAAAGATGTTTGTTGCTTTTAGGCGATAGTAATAAGGAGACTGGTTGGTATTGAAATATGATGAACAAAACAGAAAAACAACAATTAGATAAATTTCTAACCATGAAACATACTGATAAAACTCTTAATAATTTTTTGAAAAATACACCACCGTATATACATAAAATTGGCGAGGGCATTATATATGCTGAAGAGTGGATTGCAAAAGAATACGAGTTATTTGAAAGCGACGATGGTAGGAAATTTAAAATCAAATATTATATTACAATCGGTCATCGGGACCCTGTAGAAATGCAATTGATTGAGGTGAAATCATGAAAAATAAAGATAAAAAGCAAATGAAAGATGACGACAATCGCACTAACGATTATTCTGATTTTTATGTGCCATATGTACCATTATCTGATATGTCTACTGATACACCATCTTGCGATGTTGTAGTATGTGATTGTCCATGTGATTGTGGGGTTTAATAATGCCATATACAAAATATATATGTCCTGATGGTTATGAGGTTGGTATAGATGAGTGTCTGACAGCTTGCAGACTAGAAGGGCAAATTAACCCAGCTACTGGCGAGTTGTACTGTCCTGCTGGTAGGTGCTTATCTAAACGCACATTAATTGCTTTAGCAGACCAGCGAGAATGGACTGGCACGCCAAGCACAACTCAGTTACTGGCAGGAACGAGAGAAAACTATTTAAAGATTACACAGGATTATGCAATTAACCCTATGGATTCTCTCTTCATGTTACACGGTACTAAGGTGCATGATTACTTAGAAAAGTACACAGACGATGAAGGTATCTCGGAAGTTAGGCTTGATGATGGTACATCAACTGGTGCATTTGATTACTATTCGTCTGAAAATGGAGGTACGCTGTATGATAATAAAACCTATGGGTCTTGGAAAGTAGCTAAGGTTTTAGGGTTATATACAAAACGTGTTCCAACTGGAGAAGTTTACAAGACTGGAGCTAAAAAGGGTCAGCCAAAATTCAGAAATGAAATACGCTCAGATGGTGCAAAACATAGGTTAGACCTCGCTATTCAGCTTAACGACTATCGTATGAAGATAGAAAAAGAATTAAAGAAACCTGTTAATAACCTAGTATGCGAGGTAATCGTTAGGGACGGCAATACATATATTGCTAATCAACGAGGTATCACAAGTCCTGGTTATTTGGTCCCTATCAATAAGATTAGCGATAAGTGGATTGAAAGGTATATGAAAAAGAAAGCTAAAGACCTCACGGATGCTTTGGCAACTAACATATTACCTCCACCATGTCGTAATTCTGAATGTTGGGGAGGAATGAAATGTGAACGCTATTGTAATGTAGCTAAGTTTTGTGATAAAGGAAAGAAAGATGAAAACGATTAATTTAGATAAGTTCGACACATTATCAGCTAATCATTTGACACTGATTGGTCAGTTATTCTTGATGAAGAATAAACAATATGCCAGTGGTAATGATGTGTTGTCGGCTTTTAAAGAGAGTGCTAAACGACAGTTTGGGGAACTCACTCAAGACGGTGCATTTAAGTCTTGTATGCAGTTCAAGGACAAACATGATTTAGCATTGCTACAACATGGTACATTATTACCTGACGCTAAAGAGCGTCTATATGATATTGTTGTATATTGTTTGTTAGGCTTAGCAATTTTGAGTGGTGAAGATGAAGAGTTGCAAGGTATCTAAAAACTGTTTAACTACCAAAGACCAGTGTTGGATATGTGACGACTACGGTTTATATCGACCTAAGAATAAATCAATACTATCTCCCAGAAAAGAAGAAAATAAATTAGTACGCAAGTTAGAAAAGAAAGTAAAGAAACAAACCTCAGCAAGTAAACGTGGAAAAAGTAATAGACGTAATGGCAGAAATGCAGAACGTGAATTAGTTGCTTGGTTTGATAAAATTGGCTTAGAGTCTAATTTAGTCCCTATGTCTGGTGCTTTAAAATCAGCAAATATCATTAAGGCTTTAGCCAATGATGAAATGGTTGAGAAAATGCGTGGAGATATTAAGGTAGAAATTAACGGTCATAAATTTACTGTAGAATCTAAGCGTAATGTCAATTCAGATGCTTGGTATAAAAAAGCTGAGGAAGGTATAATCCATATTGATGGATTTGCTTATTTATTACGTCAGGATTTATTCCATGCACTTGTAAATGGTGTTAAATTAGATGTGGTAAATACAATACCAGATAAGGGGTTTAAAATAGTTCATTCTTATTTTAACCAAGACAATAGCGATATTGTAGTTATCTCAAGACCATATTGCGATAGGTTATTTTACCTAAAGGAGGAAACATATGAAAAAATTATTAGAAAATGAAAAAGGACTTAGTGTATCTCTAAAAGCGACTATTGAGGATAATAAAGCGAAGGTTGATTCTGACGTTCAAGTTCAAGAAGCTAGTGTTGTAGAAGTAATTTCTTTATTGCTAGCTATGAATGATGCAGTAATCACTGGCTTAGGTGTTGATGCTATTAAACCAGCGGTAATGCGAACTCTTGGTCGTGCCTTAATTGCTATGGCTGATGGAGAATTTCAAGAAGATAAAAAACTTTTAAGTTAATAAGATGATGATGGAGGATAATTGTTCGATGTACATTTTATCAGATGATAGTAAAAAATTAATTAATGCTTGTTCCTTGTTTGTTAAACCTAAAAAAGATAGAACAGACTTAAATAAGGTTACCAGCTATATGGTATTAGGTTCTATTGCTAGTGGGGTTAGTGTAAAAATTAAAGAATTTGAAACAGAAGAACAGGCTCAAGAGTTTATTGAGCAAGTTGCTTTCGATATCTCCGCTAATAAACGGGCAAAGGAATAATAAATGAAAAATCTATCAGAATTAAAAGCAAGTTATGATGAGCTAAAACTCTGGTATGATGATTTAGAAGATACTGACGCTAGTTCTGCATTTGGTATTATGAAAGAAGCATCTGCTTTGCAAGCTAGCTTCGAGTTCTTGTCCGCTGATTTAGGAAAGGAACTTGCCGATGCAGAACGTAGTGCAAAAGCTACACACGCCACTGTAAGTAGTTCATTGTCAACAAAAGTAAATGAAGGAGATAGGCTTGCTACTAAGTCAATGGAAGTATTAGAAGCATGGGAAAGGGTATCTTCTATACAACGCTCACAGAGATATATAGATGCTACATCTAAACATCTGTCCCGTATTTACTTTGATTCAAAATTGATATTTGAAAATGCTTGTCGTGCAATGCGTCAGCCAGTAGGAGAAAATAAACTTGTCGGACATATTTGACAAATTAACAGAATTGGCGTATAATACTGGTGAAGAGATTTTTGAGATATATAGGACTCCAGTAGATGTAATTGTCTCTGAGTCTTATATGGCTTTCATCATTATTATGGATAATAAAATAGTATTTAGATATCAAGTAGGAGATAGAATATGAAAGATAAAATATTAGGGTTCTTGTATGTGCTGAAGAACTCTTTAATTAACGCTGTTTGTATCGCATTAATATTAATGTGGGCAGTGCTCGTACCTTATCTATATTTTACATCTAATCATACTCTCGCAGAGTGGTTTATCCCTTTGTTCTATGGATGTTCTTTTGTTAGTATCATGAAATGTCTACGTGACTTGCTCAATGATGATTTTGGAGACAAAGACGATGAGTTCCCAAAAGTTTAAAAGATACGATAAGGTAAAAACACCTAAAGGTGTGATTGTGATTCAGTCTATCCAGTATGACCCTAAGAGTGATGAATATTCTTATTCTATATTAGGACCTAAAAGTCATTTTTGGAAACAAAGTGAATGTACGTTAGTAGAAAGGTATAAAAAAGCATGAGCCTATTAAGTCAAGAGTTTATTTCTACCTTCCCAGATTTTCCAAAACATATGGATAATCTAGCGAAGCTAGTTTATTATAGAACATATTCACGTTGGTTACCAGATGAAGGTAGACGTGAAACGTGGAAAGAAACTTGTGTGCGTGCAGTGGAATATAATTGTTCTTTGGCACGTACATCTGTATATGAAGCACAAAGATTATTCACTAATATGTTTAATCTAAAACAGTTCATTAGTGGTCGCTCACTGTGGATTGGTGGCAGTGAAGCAAGTAAGAAAACAAAATTAGCTAACTTTAATTGCTCGTTTGTAGTAATTGATAGTATTAAATCACTTTGTGATTTATTCTATCTCCTTATGGTTGGCACTGGTGTAGGTGTACGTATATTACCAAATGATGTATATAAATTACCGAAGTTTAGGGATAATGTTATTTTACATTCTCAGTATAATCCACATTCAACTAAACAGCGTGGTCGTGAGTATACTATCACAGAACAAGAAGATGATATGTTTATTATCAAGGTTGGAGATAGTAAAGAGGGTTGGGTAGAAGCATTACGTGCTTACCTTAACTTCATGGTATCTGACACTAATTGTAATCATTTGTTAATTGATTATACGGAAATTCGTGTCAAGGGCTCTACATTATCTAGTTTTGGTGGTACTGCCAGTGGATACGAGTCTATTATGGATATGTTCACAAAAATCCACCATGTAATTCAAGATGGTAAATTCTCGTCTAAACCAGAACATGGTAAGCTACTCCCTATTCATTGCTTGGATATTTGCAATTTAATTGGACAAAACGTAGTTGTTGGTGGCGTGCGTCGTACGGCAGAAATTGCTATTATTGACCCACATGACGAAGAGTGCGTGCATGCTAAGGATAATATTCAGCCTGGCATGGAACATAGATATATGAGTAATAATAGTATCTATCAAGAGGTAAAACCAAGTCGTGAGAAAATTCACGAGTTATTCGACTCTATACGTAAATCTGGGGAGCCTGGCATTATTAACGTAGCAGAAGCTAAACGTAGACGTCCAGATTTTGCTGGTTTAAATCCATGTGCGGAAATTTTATTACCACCAAATGCTGTCTGCAATCTTACGACTGTTAATATGGTTTCATTTGTAAATGATGATGGTACTGTAGACTGGGATGGTTTAGAATTAGCTTTTACATTATCTGCTCGTGCTGGTTACCGTATGACATGTGTAGATTTAGAGTTAGAAGGCTGGAATGAAGCTCATCATAGAGATAGATTAACTGGGTGTTCTATGACTGGCTGGCAAGATTTCATCGCTAAAATGAGTAATAGTGTTTTACGACGTGCTGGTGGTAAGGTTGGTATTCTTAAATGGTTGCGTTCTATTGTGCATGAAGCTGGTCATACTATTTCAGATGAGTTAAAAACTCCTGTACCATTATTGATGACGGCTTTAAAGCCAGAGGGGTCACTTAGCCTTGTAGCTAATGGTGTTTCTCCAGGAGTTCATTGGCAACATTCTCCATATTTCATTAGACGTATCCGTGTAAACGCACATGACCCATTAGCTTTAACCGCTAAAGAGCTTGGTTGGCAAATCCATCCAGAAGTTGGTCAAGATATGGAGACAGCTACAACTATTGTAATTGATTTTCCAGTGCATAGTCCAGCTACTGTAACTAAAGCAGATGTACCTGCTGTCGAGCAATTAAAAGAATATATTCTGTTCCAAGAGTATTATACAGATATGAATACATCTAATACCATTACTGTTAAACCAGAAGAATGGGATGAGGTAGAAGACTTTGTATATAATCATTGGGATAGTATGTTAGGTGTAACATTCTTAGAATTAAATTCTACCTATTATCCTTTGATGCCATATGAAGAATGCACTAAAGAAGAATACGAAGAATTAAAATCTAAAATGAAAGATTTTGACCCTGTATTACTTAATAACCTAGAGTTAAGCACAAGAAATATGGGTAAAGAATTTGAAATTTTAGACGATAGAAGTGAATGTGCATCTGGTGTTTGCCCTATCAGATAGGTATTGACAAGAAATCACATTTGTGGTATAATACAGGTATAGTCAAGTTGGTGGAGCACAAAGCAAAACTTCATCAAACTTTCATCAAAAAGGTGTTGACAAGTGGTTTTGGATGTGGTATAATACAGGTGTAGGTTGAGCTAGAGGGTGTCCATGACCAACAGCTCACATGTTATGATTAATTAGTAGGAGGAATACTATGAACAAAGAAACTATGACAATTAGAAAAGCATTAACTCAAAAGAAAGTATTAGATAAACAGATTTCAGAATTATCTTCTACTAAATTTGTAGCTGTCTTTACCTCTAATAGAGCAGTTATTGATGGTCTAAAACAAAAAGACTGGGTTGTAGATTCACAGGCACGCTTTCAATCACTTAATGATAAGCTGAAACGACGTGAAGCTATCGCTAATGCGATTATGGATGCAAATGCCAAGCACACCGTTACAGTCAAGAAGTTTATTGGTATTGATAAACAATCAGATGAATACGAAGCTATCTCATTTGCTTCTGCAATAGCTCGTAAAAAATACTTATCTGATTTGTTAGCAAGTGTGGTTAAAGGTATGCAAAGAGCCGTCCTTGATAATTCCAATGCATATCAAGATGCAGAACGTAGAGTCGACGAAAAAATCACAGAGCGTTTGTATCAAGAGTTTTCTTCCGTTACTCAAGCATCTGGTAAAGTTCGACAAGAGCGTGAAGCAGAATTGCGTGAGCAATATTCAATCGAGCTTCTTGACCCTAATAAGTTAGCTGAAAATTTAATGTCTTTTAAAGAGTACATTGAAAACTATTTAGCTGAAATTGACTCTATTTTAGGTCATGCAACTGAGGTTACTGAAATCACAGTTGAATATTAATTAGTATTGCTATAGTATCGTTCAAACTCAAAAATGATACGAGGATGTTTGTCCGCCAGATGTTTCTGCCTTAAAGTAAGTGAAAGCATACTGGCAAACCTACTTGAAATGGGTGCAAAGAGAAAATTATGGTGGGCTTCGGACCACAAACGCCTTGAGATGATGATAACAGAGCGTTAATGGTAATCCATAATCTTTAAGCCGATAATATTAATCGCTTAATCATTAACTACGGATTAATCATTTTTATCAAGCTCTTAATCATCAATCCTCAATCGCTTATAAAATCCATGAACTCATTGTTTTGCTAGTATCTAGCATGAGTTTGACAACATGGCTGATATTATAGCAGTATCATTTATGTACCTCAATACTAGAAAATCTACATAATTTACAGCCTCGCAAGGGGCTGTCACATGGTGGGTTAGCTCAGCAGGTAGAGCAATAGGTTGAAGCCCTATGTTAGCGTTGGTTCAATTCCAACACCCACCACCATTAGGTGTAGTCAACCTAAAATACAAAACCCATTGTAATTAGCTACTACAATGGTCGGCGTGAGCGGGTCGCCGTTAGAGGGAGAACGGACGTACGCTGTTTTCCCACCTACTCACATGGAGAGTTGGCAGAGTCTGGTTTATTGCGACAGTCTTGAAAACTGTTGAACAGAAATGTTCCGTGGGTTCAAATCCTACACTCTCCTCCACATAGCGGAGTAGTCCAAAGGTAGAGACACTGGTCTCATAAGCCAGTATAGTATGGGTTCGACTCCCATCTCCGCTTCCACATGGATGGTTGACAGAGTGGCTTATTGTATCTCTTTGCTAAAGAGACGTCGTTTAAAAGCGACCACAGGTTCGAATCCTGTACCATCCTCCAGAGCCTTGATATTGAATTACGGTTTAATATCGCCTACTGAGTGACTAAAGGGTTGCTCAGTTAGGATAGGCGTTTATACATGGCTCGTTAGTCAAGTGGTTAAAACATCGCTCTTTCACAGCGAGAACGGTGGGTTCAATTCCCCCACGAGTCACCATTCGGCACTTATATACTGTCGTTAAGGGTTTGTCATTCCATGGGTGCCTTACTGTATATACCACGCAATAGCTATATATTAGTTTACAGGTAAAACAACGTCCAGAACGGACGGAGACGGTGGGTTCGATACCGACCATATATAGTGGTATTGTATTCCTAGGTAGTTCAATGGTAGAGCGTCTGGCTGTTAACCAGAAAGTTAGGGGTTCGAGTCCCTTCCTAGGAGCCATGTGGGCATGGTGTAATGTAAACACGTCGGTCTCCAAAACCGAAGATAGGGGTTAGATTCCTCTTGCCTATGCCATATACCCCTATGATGAAACTGGCAAACATACTGGACTTAAAATCCAGGTTCTGTAGGTTCGAGTCCTACTAGGGGTACCAACATTGTGGTGTAGTGTAATGGTAACACAGAAGACTTTGACTCTTCTATTCTAGGTTCAATCCCTAGCACCACTACCATGGTCCCATGGAGTAATCGGTTATCTCGTCACCCTGTCAAGGTGAAGATTACGGGTTCAAATCCCGTTGGGACCGCCAGACCTCTTGGGGGTTTGTGATACTATAAATCTTTTCTCCTTTCAATTTATAGTCACACTCCCCTATATGAGGTATATCATGGCAAGATTAAGGTAATACCTTATGAGAGCCTTTGTAGCTATATATTAAAGGAGGTTTTATATGAAGAAGTTATTTATGGTACTGGCGGTATGTGTCCTGTCCCTATTGGGACAAAGTGCAGATGCTAGAATGATGGAAGTAAGTGCCTATACCCATTCTGGTGGCGTAATGGCAAATGGTCAATATCCATATGTAGGTGCAGTAGCTAGTGATGATTTACCTCTTGGTACTACTGTGATTATTAATGGATATACATATGTTGTAGCTGACCGTTTTGGTGGTGGCTATACAGATATGATTGATATATTTGTAGATAGCGAGGAAGAAGCTATCCAATTCGGTAGACAATATTTAGATGTAACTGTTGTGTAGGTGCTATCATGGATGTATTTGAAAGAGTAATGTTCTGGTGTATAGCTGGTGTTTGTATATTAAGCATATTACAAATACTAATAACAGTATACGCAATCGCAGGTGGTAAGATTGGTTGATAGTCTATATATAGAAAAAGATACTGGTCGTAGAGTGCGTGCTCATAAGAGCATAGTATTTGACAGTATTTTCTGGATTATAGATTATACTGATGAGCCACCAGTTAATTATGTGTTTTCTGATAGTGAATTTGAAAGATTGTTCCAGAAAGGAAATTAATATGAGTAAATTAGTAATTACACCACAAATTGAAGAAGTATTAACTTTAGTAGCGGTAAACAGCCAGTTAGTATCTTTGAAGCTATTATTGCAAGAATGCTTAGGTGACGATATGTATGCAGGAGATGCAAGTCGAGAGCTAATGGAAGAAGCTTTTAACGATGTGTGTGCTTCTATTGATAAACTCCGTGATATTTTTGATGAATTAACTGACATAAACGAGGATAAATAATGGGCTGTGACACAAGCAGTCCAATCTACTTGGTAGATTATACCAAGCCAGATGTAGCGATTGAAGCTATGAGTAAATGCTATGGCAAAAAATGTACACTAGATTCTCTAGTTAAAGCCTGTAAATCTGGTCATTGGTCCTTGTTAGAACATATCCACGTGTCTATGGATGTATTGTGCAGTCAAAAGGTTCTTGCCCAATTAAGTAGACATAGACATTTTAGCTTTACGGTACAGTCTACACGTGGTTCTAACATTGTAGCTAATGGGTTTTATAATGGCTTTGATAAAGAAACTGCAATGATGAATCAGGCGTATGATACTATAGCTGTAATGTTTAACAATCTACTCACTAAGGGAGTACCAGTTGAACAGGCTTCTTATATTCTACCACTAGGAGTAAAGGTAAGATTAAGCATGAGCGGCAACTTGCGTTGCTGGCTAGAGTATCTGAAACAGCGTTTGTGTAAGCGAGCAAGCAAAGAGCATCAAGAAATTGCACGTGCTATATATCATAGACTACATGTGTTGTATCCTAGCTTATGTAACCTAGACATGCTTGGTATGTGCGAAAACTGTAAAGAACTATCATGTGATTTTACATCGCACAAAAAGACACCAAAAGAACCAGTACGAAAGGAATTATAATGAAATACTTAAAGATTAAAGAAGAAGATTGGCATACGTTAATGGAAGGTTATTTGTATAAGATTGGTACATGGAAAAATACAGAGGAAAAGGCAGAGTTCTATCAACAATTATTTGAGAGTGTACTAGCAATGGTAGAAGAATCTAATGGAGATTGGCAGTAATGGGGACATACAATATTGTAGACGGGAAACTTGGTATTGGTTTTATGTTTAAAGATAAAACTGGAGATTATGTTATAATTGATATGTCGGTAAACTGTGACGGTTATATACATAATGTATCTTTGTTAAAACCACATGCTAGTGGCGGAGAAGTTCTTGTGAAACACCCAGAGTCTGTTCTAGCAATGGAATTTATGGGTCGAGTCAATATGACTCCGTTTTATAAGGAAATTGAAAAAGTAGATTATATGTACTATTCCAAGAAACGCAACCGTGATGACATCAAGATTTTATATGACACTTATAAGAAATACTTAGAGGATGAAGCAAATGCAGTAGTTGAATTGGAACATAAGAATGTCACAGAATCTGAATTTTATCGTCAACGCTGGCTAGAATTGGATAAAATCATACGTGAATACCTAGAAATGGAGGCATAGTATGGAACCTATTATTAGTCCTTGGTTAATATACCTGGCTGGTATTGCAAATCCACTTAAATTCTCTCTCGGTTTAATAGCATTTTTTGGTACTATCGCTTGCTTTATTATTGGTGGCTACTATTTTATAGAGTCACCTTGGGAAGGTTGTAGTACTATAGAACGTCAGAGAGCAGAAGCTAAACAAAAAGCATCTTTAAAGTTAATAAAGATAGTTATTCCAGTGACATTTGTGTCATTCTTGTTACAAGCCTTTATACCAGATAAGGATACATTGATAGCTATGGCTGTAGCCAATGTTGTCACCGTTGATAATATTCAAGGTGCTAATGCGTTTGTTAAAACAAACGTACAAGATTATATCAATATGATTACAGATGCTATAAATAAAGTAAAATAGGTGGCTGAAATGTTATGGACTATTTTCATACTTTTCATTATATGGTTACTGCTTGCAACTGTATATCAAGAAGAGATATTTGACATATTAGATTACATTGTAAAACGTATAAAGGAAGGAAAATAAAAATGAAATTTCTAGGTTTAAAACTAGCTGGTCTAGGTATATTAGTTATCCTAGCATTTGCTCTGATTTACAATACAACGTATATGATTTCAGCAGGTCATGCAGGTGTAGTATTCAATAAAATGGACGGCGGTATTCAGCCAGAAACACTAGACCAAGGTTGGCACGTAGTTGCTCCGTGGAAACGTGTTACAGAATATCCTGTTAGCACAGAGCTAGCATACTATATTGATGGTAATCACGAAGACCGCAAAGACGTAGACGATAGTATCGTAATTGGTACAAAAGATGGCAAAACAATCAAGGTTGATGCTCAAGTTACATATCACATGAATCAAGATTCTTTACCTCATATCTATAACAAATTTAAAGGTCAAGATGATAGCATAATCGAATATGGTTATATGAAACAAAACTTCCAACGTATCGCTAATGATATCTCCTCTCATTATTCTATGATGGATATTGTAGGTGAAAAGAAAGAAGCATTTAACCAAGAACTATTGAAAGAAGTTTCTGAGTTCTTTGACCAAGATGGTATTGTTATTGAACAGGCTTCATTAGGTAAAGTAGAACCAGATAATGCTACTAAAGAAGCTATCCAGGCAGTAGCTAACGCACAATACAAACAACGTCAAGCTGAATATGAAAAAGTAGCGGCAGAAGCAGAAGCTAAAAAGAAAGTAGCGGTTGCTGAAGGTGATGCACAAGCTAAGCGTATTCAAGCGGATGCTGAAGCATATTATAATGCACAAGTAGCTTCTAGCCTAACTCCAGAAATGGTTCAACTTAAACAAGTTGAGAAGTGGGATGGCAAACTCCCTACATATTCTGGTATTGCTAATGGTATGTTTAGTTTTAAGTAGGAGGTAAAGTATGGAAGATTATCTAGTACCTGATATCCCATATAGACGATTTCAAGTAGTGTCTTTATATAACGGCACTGATATTAAAATCCCTCAACGCAGTACATATGCAAGTGCTGGTTACGATTTAGAATCAGCTGAAACTGTAGTGATTGGGGCAGGTGAAACTGTCCTCGTCCCTACAGGACTAAAATGTATTTTCCCACCAGATGAGTTCCTAGCAATATATCCACGTTCATCTTTGGCTGGTAAATACGGGATTACCTTAGCGAATTGTGTAGGCATTGTTGATAGTGATTATTGCAATAATTCTAGCAATGAAGGTCACATCCAAGTATTATTAAAAAATACAACCGATAGTGATTATGTTGTTAAGAAAGGCGATAGAATCGCACAGGCGATTTTCCAACCATATATGATTACAGACCGTGATAACCCTAGAGGTTCACGTACAGGTGGATTTGGGAGTACAGGTAAATAAAATGGCTTCTATTACAGAAATAATTGAAAAACTAGAAAAACCACAGGTATTGGAGCATGTTCACATAGCTGGTATTTTATGTCAGTTGCGTGATGTTGGGTATACAAGTGTTGAATATACTGAACATAGTTATCTGGTATTTATAGGACCCCATGTCCAAAAACTGCAAATAGAATTGCCAAAGGCTATTAGTGTTACTCTACGAGCTATCTTTGGTCAAGGTTATAGAAATATCGAAGAACTATTGGAATCTAAGTATCTCAACATAGGTGTTGACGTCTATAAAGAGAACATTAAACAAAATCACGATACTGGTTATGTTATCAAACACAAACCCAATATGCTTAAAGCACGTATTTCTAAATACGGTGGGGAATATATAGCTACGTTAAATGGCGTGATTAAAGTCAATCCAGGTGACTGGATTATTACTGGAATTAATGGGGAGCAGTATCCATGTGACCCAGAGATATTCAAAGAACTATATGATATAGTATAACAGGAGGTTTAATGGTACATTATTTCGTAGTTGACTACGGAAATACTGGTGACCTCTATAATATTGGTGTATTGGGCGAAGATAAAGACCTAATTAAACAGTACTTAATGAAAGATTCAAGAAATGTACGGTATCTAAAGTCGTGCGAGAGAAAAAAGAAAACAGGCAAAGACATTGGGGTAGGTATTATCATCAGTTGTAGATACCTACCTAAATGCCCAAAAGGATTAGCACCAGACGAGAGAGGTACTGTCCTATGAAAGAGTCAATGATACAGGAGGCTATCACCTTATTTGACAATGTAGGTGATAAAGCACTAGAAGAAATTAACTTTGCGATGAAATCATGGGAATACACAAATTCCGTCAATGAGTATCGTAAAGTTGATAAATTTTCTCAATTATTTTTTGAGAAATATAGTAAATCTCCAGAAGAGATTTATATCAAAAAAGAAGAACAATTAGTTTTAATCCACTTTGCAATGTGGTTAAAGCAATACCTATCATCTATGGACCCAGTGAGTTGGGGGATATGGAGAGATACAATTATTTATGGTTTATCCACAAAAGAAATGATGAAAAAATACGGTATTACACGTGATAGTAAACTATATCAACGCCGTAAGAAAATATTAAAATATATCAAAGCAGGATTGCCATTATACTATGAGCAGTATTTGAATTTAGAAGAATATATGAAAGGCTAGTTGAATGACAGTTAAATCACTTGAGGATAGTTATAAACCTCATATTATAACGTGTAGATTAAATACCGATTACGCACAATTAGCTGTATTATCTGACGTCCATGAAGGGCTTAACAATAGAGCCTATCTAAAACAGACAGTTAAAAATCTGTTGAATTTAGGACCAGATTGTAAAGTAATTCTTGGTGGTGATAGCACTAACACAACGACTAAACACTCAAAGGGTAGCGTACTAGAAGAATCCTTAGTTGGTGACGAACAGGTTTACGCATTGGTAGAAGATATTCAACCATTATATGAGAGCGGTCAATTAATTGGTGTTATTGGTGGTAATCACGGAGCAAGAACCTATAATGATGCTTATATCAGCGTAGAACAAATGATATGTGCATTACTAGGTGGCCGCACTTTATACAAGGGCGAATTTGGTCTTGTTTATTTTAACGTAAATAAGAATTGCTATGTACATCATATCTTACATAAGAATAGACGTACAAAGAATTATTATGATTACTTTAATGCTGATGTAACATGGTTTGAACATTTCCATGAGCCTAGTGCTACACCAAAGATTGCTATTGAACACAATAAGTATTCTAAAAAACCGATTGTAAAAGAGGTTTGGGAGCTACGTCAATCATCGTTCCAAACATACCCTAGCTATATTAAAGCAAGCGGTATTAGACCAAACCTAAGTGGCTTCTGGATTGCTGAAATGACTGGTAATGAGCGTAATAAAAAGGTTACGCCTTTTATGGGAGATACTTATTTTGAATTGAGAGGTAGGGGATTGAATGTTAGTAAATGATATGTTCCTCGACTTAGGTTTTGGGTATAAGGTTGCGATGAAAGAAATTTTTGCAATCATGCCAATGAATGTGTCTAGTTCAAAAGAACTATTCCGTAAATATTTCCGTGAAGGGAAGGTATTACGAGCCACAAAAGGTAGAAAAGCACGCTCTTATTTACTTTTAAATAATGGGTTAGTATTCGCATCCACATATACTACAGATGAACTAACAGAACGTGTATGGGAGTTAAAGCGTATAGCAAGGTCTATTGATTATGCCAAGATATAAGCCAGGACGACGTAAAGCTCGTCCTTTAACCCATAAACAACATGTATATGTCCAGACAAAGATATTAACTGGAAGTAAAAAGGAGGCGTTAAGAGTGGCGGGCTATAAAGAGAAGTGGGAAAATGTTGAAGATAGCAAGGCAGTACAAAAAGCGTTGGCTGATTACAAAAACCGTATGGATAAAAAATTCAGAGACAAAGCTGACAAGGTGGCTAATATCTTATTAGATATTATTGAAAACCCTGATACTCCTGCTAAAACAAAGGTATCCGCAATTAAAGACTGGCTCGATAGAGCAGGCTTAAAACCTGTTGACAAACAAGAGGTAGAAGAAAAACGCTCTATTGATACATCTAGTAGATTAAGTCGAGACTTGATTAATAAATTAAATATGTTACCAGAAAAAGAAAAAGGCGAGG